TTCTAACTATATAAACCTTCTGTTATATATTACCCTTTATTTTTGGGGGCGTTGCAACGCCCCATTTTTAATAACTTTCAGTAAACAATTGGCATATTAATTAGAGTTATTAACAACGATATCCATCTCTAACCGGATATCTAATGCCATTAACATCCCTTCAATTATGCCCTCAGCCTTCTGTAACCTTTTCCCGATATAACCATCAGAGCAGCAATGCTTACCTGCCAGTGACATGAATGTCATACCGACTACATAATAATCTACTAATAAATCGTGCAAATCGCTGTTGTTCTTTTTCAGACGGGCCATGCACCCGCAAATAATCATCGCGTCATCGTCACAACATTGCGGGCGAGATTTTACTTTTGAAGGAATTAATCCCTTAAAACCGGCGGCAATGGACGACCAGGTCACATCTTCATGATTATTAGCCACCCACGCTCCCCAACGTTCAAGAACCATCTGAATATCACGCATTAACTTTCTCCACAAAATCAGGCCAGCACACCAATCGCCAGTGCGCGATCGATAAAACGAAATATCAGCTCCAGCTGGGAGCCATACTTCTCTTCAAATGCCACGGTATCCGCATGCAGTTCGTCGTGGTGTTTTCTGCACAAAGGCAGCACAAAAAGGTCATGCGCTTTTGTACCCATTCCACCCTGACCATGGCCTATCAGATGATGCGGATCATCAGCTGGCTTTCCACAACATGCACACGGCTGTGTCTTAACCCTGCGCGTGTACTTTTCATTAACCCAGCGGCGACGTTTTGGGCGTAACATAAAAGACTCCGGCGACTCCGGATCCACTTTCAGCGCCAGCACCTTTTTCGCCTTATCCTGGATGATGCTGGTGGCAGTAACCGAAGGCACAAGGTCACTTTCCCGGGTAACAGACGGCACAACAGGCTTCGGTAATCTCAGTGCCTTACGGGCTGCACTTTCCGGTAAGGCATCCGCCAGATCATTACGAATCAGCCACCAGCACAGTTCCGGCATTGTCACAACGTGACTGTCGTCAAAACCGAGCTCCCGACGCACAACAGACAACACCCAGCGGGCACAGTTATCCGTTGCCATTGATTCCAGCCGTTCCGTGAACTGATCGCGCAGCTGGTTATCGCAGTGCCAGCACAGACGGATTGCACCCGGAGCGTGTCGCATTGTGGTCATGTTCTCGCTGTGCCAGTCGGAATGAGGCCACTGGCAGCCTTTTTCACGAAGTAACCAGCTTTCAAGACATTCCACGCCACCAGCACGACGGATCACTGCCTCATTGCGGAACACGGCCCGAACGGCAGGATCATCCGCCAGCGGTTGTGATGCCGCCGGAACGGCACCACTGGCGAAAGATGAATAACGCTCCGGCTCAGGCTCCAGCAGGACACGCCCCTGCATAAACAGGGGCATCAGCTCTGAACCTGGCCTGAACAATACGATCCCCATACGCGGGGCAATTTCAGGGGTCAGTAGTGCTCTCACGGTCACCTCAATGAACGGTATCGAGCAGCTTTAACAGCTCAGGGAATCGGGATTCGAAGAAATGCGGCTGTGTCTCGCGCGGATTTGCGGGACTGGTGATGTTCTTGCCGAACATGCAACCTTTCGCTGTCAGCGACCAGAATTTTTTGATGTTGTTAATCGCTGTACGGCTGTATCGTTCGCGCTGCTCGACGATCCCCAGTTTCACCATCTAGTGATATGCCTGATTAGCCGTCAGGCGTATACCATACTGTTTCAGCAGTGCACTCAGTGACAGTGTCGGGCGACTTGAGCCATCGTGTGCATCAGCAGGAGCATCAATGGCATAGCGCGGTGCCAGATTCGGTAAGCCAACAGCCTCCTGGAGTTTCTGACAGGCACCAAGCACTGAAGAGTTAGACAGGTTTAACTCCCGGCGCATAAAGTCCAGCAGGATCACGCCAGCCTGCATCTTGTCAGCAGCCTGTCCGGATAATTTTTCCGGTGCGCTGGTTACCATATCGAAAGTACGGATCACCTTCAGATGGAATGACGGGCTGATCCACATTGCATAGGCATACACCAGTTCCTTGCAGACATACGTTCCCCGTTCATTTCCCCCATGAATCACACTCACCGGGTCAACACCCAAATTCTGGGTGTTGGTCAATTCATGAACAAGCTCAACAGTTTGTTGGCTGGAAAGAAACTTTCCCGGCTCCTTGGTTCTGGCATTTGCACCAGATGCTACTGCTGCGCGATGCAGATCGTTCAGGCTGTAACGCCCATAAGCATCACGACGAACTTCAATACCATCAATGACCATCAGATTATTCATACTTCGTTTCTCCTCTTGATCAGGCGGCTGCACCCGCCGTTTTCTCGTACTTACTGATAGTGATCTCGACCTTCCCTTTCGGGATAACCGGTCCCCACTCCACCAGCATTCTTTTCACCTGACTGTCGTCTTCCCACACACCCGCATGGGTCAGGGCGTCAAACAGCGCCTTGTTATAGTTGTCCAGATCGCGGATCCGGTTATCCGGAGGAAACAACACGATCTCCACTGAAGCAGGTGCCGACGTTGGTTTCGGCAGACGACGTAACTGCTCAACTATTGCTGCGCACGCCGCGCTCTGGAATTTGCGCCCCGCTGCGCTTATCAGACTCTTACCAGCAAACGCCCCTTTGTTGGGGTGTCGCCAGTACGTGTTCACGCTGGGCGGGAAAGGCAAGATCAGCTTCATACTTTCAGGCCCCTCTCATGTAACCAGTGGGCTGCACGCAGCCTGGCGTTTTCCTCACCGGCAAGCAGTGCGCGGATAATCCCGACCGCCTCGCTGTCGTCGTCCTTCACCGCGGTATGAAGAGTTATCCCCCGGGCCACGCCACGCTTTATCGTGATGACGCCTTTTTTCTCCAGTGCGCGAAGATGCTCCACCGCTGCATTCACCGAACGGTATCCCAGCATGGTTGCCACCTCCTGATTGGTTGGCGGAAAGCCACGTTCTTGCTGGTAAGAAATCAGCATATCCAGCACCTGCTGCTGGCATTGAGTTAACGTCGTCATGCCGCCATCTCCCTGACCAGTTTTTCCGCCTGCTGGCGAACCTGCGCCAGAAAGGCCTCACCACATGCCTCAAGTTCATCGCGCCCGATGTAGCTGATTGCCGGTCCCTTCCGGGTCTTGTCGAAAACAGCAATAGCACCAGCGAAGAAAGCGCCTGTCGGCACCTGCTTCTCGTCCTTCGGGATAAACCAGGCTGGCAGTTCAAAACCAATACGCCCGCGAATAAAAGCAATATGGTCTGCATCTTCCGGCCACCAAACTTCGCTGGTGGCAGCTTTGATCAGGAAAACATAGCGCCCGCCTTTATCACGCATGGCACTGGCATGCTTCATGATGTAACGCATGCCGGTGATGTATTGCCCCTCATGCTGACTGGCGCGGCTGTACGGGGGATTACCAAAGGCAGCACCTTTAAGCTCCGCAAGACGTTCTGACCAGTCATGCGCCAGCGCGTTGTCTTCCGCAGTGTAATACGCGGCGCATTTGGCGTTATCACCATCAGTAAACAGATCCAGAACAAACGGGCCAAACAGGGTGTTAATTCCCCAGAAAATGTTGTCCGGCGTGCGCCACTGATCGCCCACTTCCTTCAGTTCATGGGCTGGTTTGTTCCGCAGCTCCACCAGCGCCTGGCAATATTTATTACTCATTAAGCCCCCACGTAATTCCCTGACAGATACCACTCTTCACCCGATGCAGCGCGCTTGCTGCTTTTCCGTAAACACCGCTCACGACGCGCAAGAAAATTGTTTCGCTCTTGCTGGGAGTGGCTTTCACGGAATGCCGCCATCCACACCGTTGCAGCACGACGGTATAAGCCCCTGGACTCCAGTTCTTCCGCCTGGCGGGTCAGGCACAAAATCACCCGGGGATCGTTAGTGCCGACATAGAAATTGCGCACAGGTCTGGATTCACGAACTGGTTGCGGTTCCGGCTCCTGCGGTATCTCAGTCAGCCGCGGGAAATGTCTGCGTGTATCCCCTTCACAACGGTGAGCCACACGCCCACTCTGACGTAACTTGCTTGCTGACTGCAGAACGCGCTGTCGTGAGTAACCTGCAAAAGCATCCGCAATGTCTCCGGAAGTACACCCCGGATGGGCTTCAATGAATTTCTGAACGTCATTCAAAAGACTCATGATCACCCCCTGAATCCTGCCGGGATCTGGCTGTAGTCCACGTTGTCGTAACTGGCTTTGAAGTACGGGTCTTCGCGTTTTTCGGTGTACGTGCTGACGGACGGCGATAAGCGCAGGGAAAGCTCATCCCATTTTTCCCGCAGCTTCGACGGGCTGAGCACGTTACGGCACCAGAACGGATCGCGACTGACGCGGCTGTACATCTCGCAGATTTGTTTATGAGTACGACCATCCTGCACACACATCAGGCGAATTTCGTTTGCCCAGGCTGTCCAGTTCGGTTCTTTGGGACGAACCACCTCGCCGTCACATTCGGCGGCATGCTCGTACAGGGCGATGATTTTTTTCCAGAGCCACTGTGCGCAGGTCAAATCATCCTGCGTCCCCCACTGGCGCTTTTTAGGGCTGAATACAACCGCATCAGGATGGCGAGTTAAAAAATCCTGTTCAGCCGTCTGCGTGTCCGGTTGCGAAGCGTCCGGACGAGAAGTTTTTTTATCTGACGGATCATGTTTTGATTTTACTGACGGATCCCCACCAGATTCTGACGGGTGAAAACCCGCTTTTTTGCCAGATTTCGACGCATCAAATTTTGACGGGTCAGATTTTGATGCGTCAGATTTTGACGGGTCAGAATCTGACAGTTGAGAAAATGCCGCTGCCTGAAGCTTCGCAACGTTAAGCTGATAAACATTCGACGCATTGCGGTTACCCTGGCGACGCGCCCTACGCGTTAACCAGCCTTCTGCTTCCAGCCGTGCGATAGCCGTTCTGACGGTACTCATCCCCGCGCCAATCTGGCGGGCAATGGTTTCAATTGATGGCCAGCACACACCTTCGTCATTACTGAAATCAGCCAGGCGGGCCATAATTGCCACGCTGGATAATTTCATGCCTGATGCAGCGCAACCATCCCATACATAGCCGGTTAATTTAGTGCTCATGACCGACCTCTATTTCCCTGAATTTACGACGAAACTGTTCGAGCGGGCTGAAGCACTCATGCTCATAGCCTTCGCGGAGGTAGATAACACGTTGTGTTTCCGGCTCCCAACGAATGACTCTGACGGGCACTCCGTAGTGATCTTTGAACCAGCGGTTAACTTGTCGCAAAGGACTGTCTCCTTCTGCCGGTTGAAATCACCCACAGCCCACTCTGCAAAGCTGTGGGTTACAATTTCCCTGTCACCTGGTACATTTACTGCATAGCAATACTCCACCTTCGCTTTTCCACCCGGTACAGGAAGCGCAATCAGTTGCGAGCGACGGTAGTGTGTTGTTAAACTGTTCATGCGTTAGTTTCTCCACAGTCACGACACGCCACGGCGCCCGGAGCTGCACACTCGCGGGCGTCATTACTTTCTGAAATGCAAAAAATTTTGTAGACCAGTGCTGCATGCTCCTGCAGCTTCGAAATTGAGAGGTACAGCTCGTCGTTAATTGCTGTCTTCTCATGCGGTTCCACTACACCGTCTTCAATTGCTGAACGAATCTGTTTTGAATAACTGCCGATCTGTTCAATGACTTCCAGCAGGCGCTGGTTAATATCGGCGTTGTCCACATCCTCGACGTCAGGAAGAGACACAAAGACGCCATTTGCAGACTGCGCCACTGCGTCAGCAATGAAGTGAGTTCCACCAGCACGTTGCAAAATCATTGCCCATCCCAGCGGGAAAATCTGATCGCCATCGGCACGAAGGCGGTTAAATAATGCGTTCTCTGTTACATCCAGCCAGTCAGCTGCTTCAGCGTAACCCCCCGGCAACGCTGCGATAGTTTTTCTGACAGCTTTCACGTACCACTCAGGCTGTTTTTCTACTTTCCAGTGATGCTTACCCACGGTTAGCCTCATCGTTCTGTGGTTTCTGTTAATCGATTTATCCATTAGATTTTTCATAAAGCTCAGGTTTAAATGGCAACCGTCCGCAAGTTCTATATGCAGCTTCTGCTGCACGTCCTTTTGGAATTAACTGGCCCGGACGGTTTCGCCACTGATAAACGGCTTCAGTTGTTATGCCGAAAAAAGCAGCAACTTTCTCAATACTGCCGAAGTAGCTTTCGATATCGTCAGTTGTCATACGCCCTCCAAACTAAGTTTTGTTAGATGCTAATTACAAATCTATCTTTGGTCAATAAAAACTAAGATTACTTAGCGATTAAAGAAATGGTGCTCCTATGGAAACGGTTGGTCAGCGTATAAAAGCTCTGAGAAGAGTTACCAGAACGTCCCAGAAAGAATTGGGTAAATTTTGTGGAGTAAGCGACGTTGCTGTGGGGTACTGGGAGAAAGACATCAATACCCCTGGCGGGGAGGCACTTTCGAAATTAGCGAAGTTCTTCAATACGTCAATAGATTACATTCTTTACGGTGCTGAGTTTGAAGGCAAACTCGTCACAAACATGCGCAGAGTTCCTGTAATATCGTGGGTTCAGGCTGGGCAGTTTACTGAGTGCAGGGCAGCAGAAGTGTTTAGTGAAGTGGACAAGTGGGTAGATACATCATTAAAGGTTGGTGATAACTCATTTGCATTAGAGGTTAAAGGTGACTCCATGACTAACCCTAATGGCCTCCCAACAATACCAGAAGGCGCAACAGTGATTGTAGATCCAGATGCAGAACCTCGTCATGGAAAAATAGTCATCGCTCGACTTGATGGAACAAACGAAGCTACAGTAAAAAAATTAGTCATCGATGGCCCTCAAAAGTTTTTAGTGCCATTAAATCCTCGGTATCCCAACATCCCTATCAATGGTAATTGCCTTATCATTGGTGTAGTCAAAGGAGTTCAATACGAACTCTAAGACCTCTCTTCTCTAACTAAGGCACCGAACCAAGAAAAGTTTGGTGTTTTCTCTTGTCATGATAACTAAGTTAAGTTAGATTTTATATCAAAGATAACGAACAGGCAGGACGCCCACGAAGTAGCCGCCTGGGGCATATGAAGTCCAGGATGATTCGTTAGCAACAAAAAAGCGCCCTACAGGACGCTTAGCTCTTTAACAATCTGGATATCCACAACAGTAGTAATCTACAGATTGCCGTTAAGTTTTCTGGACAACTCCTCAATGGATGGAGGCGATACGTAATCCGGATTTTTATTCATCAGAAACTTATTTTCACAGTGGAGGCACCTGCTTTTATGAAAAAGCTCATCTTCGCTAACCGGGAATGGTTGAAGTATCGATACTATCTTTTGTCCAAAACATTTTGGGCAAAGATGCATGGTTATGCTGCCACCGTTCACGATTACCTCCTTCGAGTATACAAAAGTACCCGACTCAAGTTGGTTAAGGATATAGCCTTCCGTCTGAGCCTCAAAGTTTTCGAATTCTGCAATTTTAGCTTTGAGAGAAGCATTTATTTCTTGATAAGAGCCCACCAGTTCAACGAGAGACACGCATTCGCGCTGAATAGACGCAAGCTTTGAGTTCAGCTCACCAATAGCCGCATTTACTTCAGCTTGAGTTTTTGCCTCGTTCATTAGTTTTGCAATCTGGGCTGTTTCACGAATAGCCGTCATTGCTGCCGTTAATTCAGCGATCACATTGAATACTCTTATTGTTGTTGGGGATATCCAGATTAACCGAATCCTTGTTGTTGGGGAATAACCAGGTCCACCTCGCCTGATGTGGCTAAAAGCAGGCACATAACAGCTAAGTATTTTCAACCAGAGAGAATCCTTAGCGTTGTGGTGAATGCGGCTCAGCGCACGCGGGTTAAGGTTGAGGCTGACAGTCGACCTTCTGTGGATACCCACCCGCCTGGTGTGCAACCTTCGCCAGGCACCGGGAGGCACCCGGCACCACAACTTTATGCTGTGTGTAGTCCTGGCGGTACCAGTTTGTACCCTTGCTTCCGGCTGGTACCGTCCTTTTTTGCAAAACAGAGAAGAGCATCACCGGACGACGGGCTCATAACCCAATCCATCCGGGCGGCTGCCACCGCAGGTGTTCTTCTCTGTTTTGTGGAGAAACCAACCGACCTTGCAGGGTCGATATGATGAGGAGCAGCAAAATGGCTAGCGAACGCAGTACTGATGTGCAGGCATTTATCGGGGAGCTGGACGGCGGCGTATTTGAAACCAAAATCGGCGCAGTTCTCAGTGAGGTCGCTTCCGGTGTGATGAACACGAAAACCAAAGGGAAGGTCTCACTCAATCTGGAAATCGAACCGTTTGATGAGAACCGTGTGAAAATCAAACACAAACTCTCATATGTTCGCCCAACTAACCGCGGGAAAATTTCCGAAGAAGACACCACCGAAACGCCGATGTATGTCAATCGCGGTGGTCGCCTGACTATTCTGCAGGAAGACCAGGGACAATTACTGACTCTTGCCGGTGAACCTGACGGAAAACTCCGCGCAGCAGGTCGTTAATATCGTTCGTAATAAACTGATTATTTATCTCATCACTGAATATCTTTATATAGTGAGGACTTATTATATCTCAGAACTTAGACGCAACCGCAATTAATCAAATCCATGCCCTTATTTCTGCTCAGAGTGTTAATGAAATTATCAGTAAGATTGGTGCCGATGCTGTGGCATTGCCTGAGAATTTCCGCATTCATGATCTGGAAAAATTTAATTTAAATCGCTTCCGTTTCCGTGGTGCACTTTCCACTGCCAGCATCGATGATTTTACCCGTTATTCTAAAGATCTTGCAGATGAAGGCACCCGCTGCTTTATCGATGCCGATAATATGCGTGCCGTCAGTGTGCTTAACCTGGGTACTATTGATGAGCCAGGTCACGCAGATAACACTGCCACTCTCAAACTGAAAAAGACAGCACCGTTCTCTGCTCTGTTGTCTGTTAACGGCGAGCGTAACTCCCAGAAGTCACTGGCAGAATGGATCGAAGACTGGGCCGACTACCTTGTGGGCTTTGATGCTAATGGTGACGCCATTCAAGCAACAAAAGCGGCTGCGGCAGTCCGTAAAATCACGATTGAAGCAAACCAGACCGCTGATTTTGAAGATAATGACTTCAGCGGCAAACGCTCCCTGATGGAGTCTGTCGAAGCGAAGACCAAAGACATTATGCCAGTGGCATTTGAATTTAAATGCGTTCCGTTTGAAGGTCTGAAAGAACGTCCGTTTAAATTACGCCTCAGCATTATCACTGGCGATCGTCCTGTACTGGTTCTGCGCATTATTCAGCTGGAAGCGGTGCAGGAAGAAATGGCTAACGAATTTCGTGATCTGCTTGTTGAGAAATTCAAAGACAGCAAAGTAGAAACCTTTATTGGTACTTTCACCGCCTGATTTCATTACTGCAAATGCCCCTGCGGGGGCATTTATGGAAACGTAATTAACTCAATAATCACCGGATGGTGAGGGCTTCCTTTTACCAGAATTCAGCGCGGTGCAGTGCATATACGTGGAGAACAAAATGTCATTTATTAAAACTTTTTCCGGGAAGCATTTTTATTATGACAAGATAAATAAAGACGACATCGATATTAACGATATCGCGGTTTCCCTTTCAAATATCTGTCGCTTTGCCGGTCATCTTTCGCACTTCTACAGCGTCGCCCAACATGCGGTTCTTTGCAGCCAGCTGGTGCCGCAGGAATTTGCTTTTGAAGCGTTAATGCATGATGCAACAGAAGCGTATTGCCAGGACATTCCCGCACCACTGAAACGCCTTCTTCCTGACTATAAACGGATGGAAGAAAAAATAGACGCCGTAATCCGTGAGAAATACGGGTTATCCCCAGTTATGAGTACACCCGTGAAATATGCCGATCTCATCATGCTGGCAACCGAACGCCGCGATCTCGGGCTTGATGATGGCTCTTTCTGGCCTGTACTGGAAGGCATCCCGGCAACAGAGATGTTCAACGTGATTCCACTGGCACCGGGTCATGCCTACGGGATGTTTATGGAACGTTTTAACGATTTATCGGAGTTACGCAAATGCGCATGAATGTTTTCGAAATGGAAGGGTTTCTTCGCGGGAAATGTGTACCGCGAGATCTGAAAGTGAACGAAACAAATGCTGAGTACCTGTTACGTAAATTCGACGCGCTTGAAGCTAAATGTGCGGCACTGGAAAACAAAATAATACCAGTGTCAGCTGAACTGCCACCAGCAAATGAAAGTGTTCTGTTATTTGATGCTAATGGAGAAGGCTGGCTGATTGGCTGGCGTTCTCTCTGGTACACCTGGGGACAAAAAGAAACCGGAGAATGGCAGTGGACATTTCAGGTCGGGGACCTTGAAAACGTCAATATCACTCACTGGGCAGTAATGCCAAAAGCACCGGAGGCTGGAGCATAATGACCACATTTACCAATAAAGAACTGATTAAAGAAATCAAAGAACGAATCAGCAGCCTAGAGGTTCGAGACGATATTGAGCGCCGTGCTTATGAAATCGCACTCGTATCTCTGGAAGTAGAGCCAGATGAACGCGAAGCCTATGAATTATTCATGGAAAAGCGTTTCGGTGACTTAGTAGATCGTCGGAGAGTAAAAAACGGCGATAACGAATACATGGCATGGGATATGACTCTCGGTTGGATCGTCTGGCAGCAACGAGCTGGTATCCATTTTTCAACAATGACACAGCAAGAGGTGAAATAATGGAGCCATACAGCCTCACACTCGATGAGGCCTGTCAGTTTCTTAAGATATCCAGACCAACCGCCACCAACTGGATACGAACAGGCCGCCTACAGGCAACACGTAAAGATCCAACCAAGCCAAAATCTCCTTACCTCACAACACGGCAAGCTTGCATTGCGGCGCTTCAGTCTCCGCTGCATACTGTCCAGGTGAGCGCGGGTGATGGCATAACAGAGGAAAGAAAATGTCACTCTTCCGCAGAAATGAAATATGGTATGCCTCGTATTCGCTCCCGGGCGGGAAACGAATTAAGGAATCTCTTGGCACAAAGGACAAGCGGCAAGCTCAGGAGTTGCACGACAAGCGAAAAGCAGAACTCTGGCGAGTAGAAAAGCTAGGGGATTTACCTGATGTCACTTTTGAAGAGGCCTGCCTAAGATGGCTTGAGGAAAAAGCTGATAAAAAATCTCTCGATTCAGATAAAAGCCGGATTGAGTTCTGGCTTGAACATTTTGAGGGTATAAGGCTTAAAGATATCTCGGAGGCAAAGATTTACTCTGCTGTAAGCAGAATGCATAACAGAAAGACGAAAGAAATATGGAAACAGAAAGTTCAGGCCGCCATCAGGAAAGGTAAAGAACCGCCTGTTTATGAACCAAAGCCAGTATCAACTCAGACAAAGGCAAAGCATCTTGCCATGATAAAGGCCATTCTCCGTGCTGCAGAACGCGACTGGAAGTGGCTGGAAAAAGCGCCTGTCATCAAGATACCAGCGGTCAGAAACAAGCGAGTCAGATGGCTGGAAAAGGAGGAAGCAAAACGCCTTATTGATGAGTGCCCCGAACCACTGAAATCTGTCGTCAAGTTTGCGCTGGCAACTGGTCTGAGAAAGTCGAACATCATAAATCTGGAATGGCAACAAATCGACATGCAGCGACGAGTTGCCTGGGTGAATCCAGAAGAGAGCAAATCAAACCGCGCCATTGGTGTGGCGCTGAACGATACCGCCTGTAAAGTGTTGCGTGATCAAATAGGCAAGCATCACAAATGGGTGTTTGTACATACCAAGGCGGCTAAGCGAGCAGATGGAACATCAACGCCTGCGGTCAGGAAGATGCGCATCGACAGCAAGACATCATGGCTATCAGCTTGTCGTCGTGCAGGAATTGAAGATTTCCGTTTCCATGACCTCAGACACACCTGGGCAAGCTGGCTGATCCAGTCAGGCGTCCCATTATCTGTGCTTCAGGAAATGGGCGGATGGGAGTCCATAGAAATGGTTCGTAGGTATGCTCACCTTGCGCCTAATCATTTGACAGAGCATGCAAGGAAAATAGACGACATTTTTGGTGATAATGTCCCAAATATGTCCCACTGTGGAATTATGGAGGATATAAAGAAGGCGTAACTGATTGAATTGTAATGGCGCGCCCTGCAGGATTCGAACCTGCGGCCCACGACTTAGAAGGTCGTTGCTCTATCCAACTGAGCTAAGGGCGCGTTGATACCGCAATGCGGTGTAATCGCGTGAATTATACGGTCAACCCTTGCTGAGTCAATGGCTTTTGATCTGGTTGCTGAACAAGTGAACGACCGCGTCTGATTTTCTGATTTATTTCGCTATAGCGGCAAACAAACACACACCGCTGCGCGTCTGAATCAAGAAAACCCGTATTTTCATGTATCAAAGTACAATTTACCGCCCTAACGGAAAATTGTCCGCTCCTATGAGACTGGTAACTATGAAACCAACGTCGGTGATCATTATGGATACTCATCCTATCATCAGAATGTCTATTGAAGTTCTGTTGCAAAAAAACAGTGAATTGCAGATTGTCCTGAAAACGGATGATTACCGCATAACCATCGATTATCTCCGAACCCGTCCTGTTGATTTAATCATTATGGATATAGACTTGCCCGGAACAGACGGTTTTACCTTCCTGAAAAGGATCAAACAAATCCAGAGCACAGTGAAAGTGTTATTTTTATCATCGAAATCAGAATGCTTTTATGCTGGCAGAGCGATACAAGCTGGTGCTAACGGTTTTGTCAGTAAATGCAATGATCAGAATGATATTTTTCATGCCGTTCAGATGATCCTCTCCGGATACACGTTTTTTCCCAGCGAAACGCTTAACTATATAAAAAGCAATAAATGTAGTACGAATAGTTCAACGGTCACTGTGCTATCTAATC